GGAGACCGCTATGAGTACATATGTTGGTGACATCGAGTCCAATGGACTGTTAGATGAAATAACAAAAGTACACTGCATTGTTCTACAAGATGTAGATACTAAAGAAGTGTATTCATACGGTCCAAATGATATCCAAGCAGGTCTTGATCGTATGATGTCAGCTGAGAAGCTAATATTCCACAACGGTATCGATTTTGATTTCCCTGCTTTGGAGAAAGTTTACCCTGATTTTCACGTTGATCGTGACAGGGTAATCGACACCCTAGTATGCTCCCGCCTCATCTGGACTAACCTAAGTGACACGGATAGTTCCAGAATAAATGCAGGTAAGATGGAGCCACGGCAACGTGGTTCTCACGCATTAATGGCGTGGGGCAGACGACTAGGGGTCTTGAAGGGTGACTTTGGTCAATCTACAGATTGGGCTGAGTGGACACCTGAGATGTCCGAATACTGCGAACAGGATGTAGCTGTCACTTTAAAACTGTGGGCAGCGATCTCAGCGAAGGAGTATTCTGCAACTGCAATTGATCTCGAACATAAAGTTGCGTGGATTGTAGCAGAGCAAAAACGTCATGGTTTTCTATTTGACGTAGCTAACGCAGAGAAACTTCTGATGCACCTTCAACAGGAACGTGCAAAAATTGAGACAGACCTACATACTATATTCGATCCGTGGTATTCCGCTGTCGAAGTTAAGACACCAAAGAAAACGATCAATTACAAATCAATTAAACGCGCCAGTGTAACTAAGGGTTGTTCTTATACTAAGATAAAACTCAATGTGTTTAATCCTAATAGTCGTTTACACATAGCTGATAGGCTAACTAAGAAGTATGGTTGGACGCCTACTGAACATACACCTGACGGGCGTCCAAAAGTAGATGAGTCAGTTCTGGCTAGTTTACCTTATCCTGAAGCTCAATCCATTGCGACATCATTAATGATTTCCAAAAGGGTAGGTCAACTAGGTGAAGGCAAAAACGCATGGCTTGCACTTGTAGGTTCTGATAGCCGTATTCATGGCTCAGTAAATACTAATGGTGCCGTAACAGGTCGAATGACTCATATGTATCCTAACACGGCTCAGACGCCATCCGTTGGTAAACCTTATGGTAAAGAGTGCCGTAAGCTTTTCACAGTACCCGAAGGAAAGAAGCTAGTCGGAGTGGATGTTTCGGGGCTGGAATTGAGAATGCTTGGACACTTCATTGCTAAGTTCGATGGTGGTGCTTATGGCCATGAGGTGGTTAACGGGGATATCCATACCATAAATATGAAGGCAGCAGGTTTGCCTGACAGGTCCTCCAGTAAGCGATTTATATATGGATTTCTTTACGGGGCAGGTGCAGGTAAAATAGGTGAGGTAGTTGGTAAAGGTGCAAAAGAGGGTCAGAAGCTAAAGACTAAGTTTCTAGATCAAACACCCGCTTTAGCTAAACTAATAAACGCAGTTACCAAAGCGTCTAAACGTGGACACCTGATTGGTTTGGATAAACGTATCTTACATTCCAGGAGTTCGCATAGTGCCTTAAACCTTTTATTACAATCAGCGGGTGCGTTGGTTTGTAAACAATGGGCTGTAGAGATGGACAAGTCTCTCATTAAGCACAACCTAAAGCACAAGTGTCAAGTTGTGGCCAACATACATGACGAACACCAATACGAAGCTGATGAAGACGTTGCTGAACTTGTTGGTCAACTAAGCATCCAAGCAATCAAGGATGCAGGTAAACATTTTAATTTAAAGGTAGAGCTAGATGGCGAAGCAAACATTGGGAAAAACTGGTACGAGACCCACTAAAAAACCTCAACCAAAACCTAAGGCTCCTATCAAGTTATGCGAAACTTGTTGCTATTATTCCTCCCGTGGTAGTGACAAGTTTCGTACACAGTTTTGTCGTAGGTATCCAACAACATCAAACGTAGTACCTGATTATTGGTGCGGTGAATGGAGTCCAAAAAATGACTAGAACTGTGTTAATTGATGCTGACATTACTGTTTATCAGGTAGCAGCTAAAAATGAAGAACCCACAAAGTTTGATAATGGCCTGTGGGTTCTATGGTCTGATGAGACAAAAACTAGAAAAGACTTCGATGAAGCGATTGAAAATATCGTGGAGAAAACAAAAGCAGATGAATACCTGCTATGTCTCACGTCCAAGAATAACTTCCGAAAAGATATCCTACCGTCTTACAAAGGTAATCGCAAAGATACTAGGAAACCTATGTTGCTACCGTTCTTGCGCCAACACGTCATTGAGAATTACTTATATGATTTACGTGATGGCCTAGAAGGTGACGACCTTATGGGTATCCACGCGACAAACCCAAACGCTAAAGGCGAACAGGTAATCTATAGTGCTGATAAAGATATGAAGACTATTCCCGCTAAACTCTGGGATGTGAACACTGATATCTTGTTTGAAGTTAATGAAGATGAAGCTAACCGTAACTGGTTAACTCAGACTTTAACAGGTGATCCAGTTGATGGATATAAAGGTGCAACAAAAATTGGAGCCGTAGGTGCTAAGAAAATACTAGATCGTGACTGTAGTTGGGAAGCTGTTGTGGAAGCCTTTATAAAACAAGGCCACACTGAGGCTGAAGCATTGCAACAGGCACAATGCGCTCGAATTCTGAGATATGAAGATTACGATTTAACAACTAATACTATAAAGGTATGGAAACCATGAACGAATTTGACATCGTTGAACCTAAAGGTGGCGACATAGTTAATAAGCCATCACATTATACACGTTATAATATAGAGCCTGTGACGTTTATAATGCGTAACGATCTGCCATTTCACGTAGGTAATATCGTTAAGTACGCAGTACGTGCAGGGTATAAGACCTATTATGACATGACTGAGGCTGAGAGTGAAATCACAGACCTAAAGAAAGTCATTCGTTACGCAGAGATGCGTATCAACTTACTCGAAGGTGAAGTGGAACTATAAAAGTGCGTAAGAAGACCTATAATGAAAAAGTAAAAGAGGCGTCAGATAATAAAAAGGTGATGCCTCTTCTGCCTAAAAACCCCGCCCAGAAAAACTACATCGAGTGTATTAACAGATTTCCTCAGATATTTGTTACAGGACCTGCGGGTACAGGTAAGACATATATTGCTGCGGCTATGGCGGCTGATATGTTTCTGAGGAAAGATGTTAGAAAGATTGTATTAACACGTCCAAACATTCCCGCAGGGAAGTCTTTAGGATTTTTTGCAGGTACAATTGAAGAAAAGATTGCACCTTGGGTTATTCCTTTGACTGAAGTCCTGGAACAACGCCTTGGTAAAGGTCGTTTTGAAATAGCTATGAAACGTAAGGACATAGAAATAGTACCTTTTGAAGTTATGCGTGGTAGATCATTTAATAATTGTTTTGTCATTTTAGATGAAGGTCAGAATCTGACACCTCATGAAATGAAAATGTTTCTCACAAGAATAGGTGAGGATACAAAAGTTTTAGTTAATGGCGACCTGTTACAGCACGATCTTAAAGTACATTCTGGTCTATCAGTAGCTATAGACCTTATATTTAAGCACAACATTGAAGCCGCTGTATGTAATTTTACACACGACGATGTTGTCCGTTCAGGCATTTGCGCTCAATGGACCCGCGCTTGGGGATAATTTTCACCGTTACTAGACCTAGAAGGGTATATTTATGTCTCAAATCCCTCATTTAGACAAAACTTTAATAGATTATTTGGATAAATTATATCCAGATGTATCTCCTGAACTATCAATGACAGATCGCGAAATATTTTTTAGACGCGGTGCTGTTGATGTTGTGCGTACTTTAAGACGCATAATGGATGATCAGAACGATAATCTGTTAGGTAATAAAGATGCTTAAAGGAAAGTTATTACCCGTATTAAACACGACAGCTATAGATAACTTATGGTCATTTATTGAGCCAATGTTGGATGATGTAGCTGACGAAAAAGTACACGTAAATGATATATATAACTTCGTTTTAGACGGTACTTGGGTGCTTTGGGTATGCCAAATCCCAGATACCCATGAAATTACAAGTGTAGTGGTTACTGAGTTTATTCACTACCCACAGGTCTGCAATCTAAGGGTCATATTTCTCTCAGGTAATGATGAGGATTGGGCTTTTGGGATGAGCGTGTTTGAGGACTTCGCTCGTATAAATCATTGCCACGATGTTGAGGTTCTAGGCCGTAAGGGTTGGGAACGTGTTCTCAAAAAGCGTGGTTTTAAACTAAATCATATAACCCTTAGTAAACGGATAAATTCATGTTCTTAAAAGAATTATTTAAACCACAGATCGTCTTTGGTTCAGGCGGCGGTGGTTCAGGTGGCGGCGGTTCAAGTAGTAAACGACGAAGCGCACCCGCACCCACACCAGTACGAAGTTCAGGCGGCAAAGGTTCAAAACCTGCACCTGCACCTAAACCTAAAGCCGCACCAGTAAGTCGTGGCCGTAATTTAGATGCAGATATGTATGCAGGTTCAACATATAAGAAACAAGCAGATGGATCATATAAAAGTCCAACTTCAGTTACTGCTAAAGATTTTAAAGATAAAAACTACACAGAATTCAAAGCTAAATCAGGTTCAGGTAGTGTTGTAGTTGCTCGCGGTACTAAACTGTCTGATGTTCCACAAGTTGGTACACGTCCAAATAGTGAAGTATATAATAGCAAAGATGTTATGACATCAAATTCAGCTATTACAGCACCATCGAGCGATAGTGGCGCGTCAAAACCAGTTACTGCACCAGAGCGTCTTGATGAGACATCAGGAGTTGGCGGTGGTCGTGATGGCGGCGGTTCAGCTAAACGTAAAGCATCTAAGACTAGCGAAGACAAAGTGAC